TTACGCTGCTGGTAAAATGGTCAAGAAGAAGATGATGTCTTCAGGTAAGCTTGTTGGAGGGCAAACAAAGCTAGACAAGAACAAAGATGGAAAGATAACTGGAGAAGATTTTGCAAAGTTACGAGCAGGTAATGCCAAAGGCGGAGCTATCAGAAAAATGGCTGGCGGTAAGATGGTCAAGAAGATGATGTCTGGTGGCGGTAAAGCCAAAGGTATGGCTAATGGTGGTAAGAAGAAGTCTAAACCCAAGGTGAGAGGTGCAGGTAAAGCCATAAAAGGTGTAAGACCTGCAAAAATGAGGTAAGCTATGGCGTTACGTAGGTATTACAAAAAAGGAGGTAAGATTTGTCCTGCTGGTAAGGCGTGGGCAAAACGTACCTTCGATACATACCCTTCAGCGTACGCCAATCTTGCGGCTTCTAAATACTGTAAAGACCCTAACTATGCAAAGGGTGCAAAAGGTAAAAAGAAAAAGAAGAAGTAATGGGCGCTTTAAAAGATTGGCTAAAACAAGACTGGGTTCGTATCGGAACCGACGGCAAGATAAAAGGCAAATGTGGCACGTCTAAGGATAAGAAGAACCCTGACAGGTGTTTACCACGCAGTAAAGCTAATAGTCTTAGTCAGTCCCAACGAGCTACCACAGCTAAGAAAAAGAAGCGCGAAGGCGCAAAAGGGAAAACTGTGGTAAAAAATACCAAACCTGCTACAGTAAAACTACGAACGGGCGGACTTGCAAGGAGAAGAAGGCATGGATGAAGAAGAGAAAAGGCTAAGAGAAAGATACTTTGATGATGACGCACTTCAAAATGTCATAAGTTTACAACAATTTTTTATACAACAAGGGCGACCTGATTTAGCTGAACCTGAAAAGAAATTAAAAGGTGGTGGACTTGCTCGACGTAAACGAAGTATTGCACGAGGTTGCGGTGCTGTAATGGCAAACAGAAGAAAGAAGACGCAGTATATATGACCACTTCAGGAACTACAGCATTTAACATGGACTTCACGGAGATCGCTGAAGAGGCGTGGGAACGTGCAGGTCGTGAAATGCGTTCTGGGTATGACCTAAGAACTGCTCGTAGATCCATGAATTTGTTGACTATAGAATGGCAAAATAGAGGACTGAACCTTTGGACAATAGATAGTGGCACTCAAACCCTTACGGCAGGTACATACATATATACTTTACCTGCTGATACCATAGACCTTCTAGACCAAGTTATACGTACTAACGCAGGTAATAGTTCTACCCAATCTGATCTCACCATAAGTCGTATTGGTGTGACTACTTACGCGTCTATTCCTAACAAGTTAACACGAGGTAGACCTATACAGGTGTGGATAGAACGGTTACGTGATGCTCCACGCATAAACTTATGGCCTGTGCCTGACAGTTCTACCACATATACCTTTGTTTATTGGCGGTTACGACGTATAGAAGACGCGGGTAATGGGGTAGAAACGGCAGATATGAATTTCAGGTTTCTACCTTGTCTGGTAGCAGGGTTAGCGTACAATATTGCTATGAAGACACCTGAATTATCAAATAGAATACAAATGTTAAAAGCTGATTATGACGAACAGTATAATTTAGCTGCGGGCGAAGATAGAGAAAAGATATCTGAACGATTTGTACCAAGGGTAGGGAGGATATAGTGAGTAATGCTTTTGCATCATCTAAAAAAGCTTTAGCGGAGTGTGATATTTGTGGGTTTCGTTTTAAGTTACGTGAATTACGCAACATAATAACCAGAGGTAGAAATACTAATATAAAAGCCTGTCCACAATGTTTTAGTCCAGATCATCCTCAAAACAAACAAGGTCTTTTCCCTGTTCGTGACCCCCAAGCTATACGTGACCCTAGACCTGATTTTGCGGGATATCCATCCAGCAGAAATACGCAGTGGGGGTGGGATCCAGTTGGAGACGGTGTCAACCCTTATGCTTTACGTCCTAGTAATTTACGAGCTGTTGGAGAAATAGGAGAGGTCACAGTTACAACATGAATTATACATCATTAAAAGAAAATATAAAAGATATATGCGAGACTACGTTTACCGACGATCAGTTAGCTATGTTCACCCAACAAGCAGAACAAAAGATATTTAATACGGTGCATTTACCTGCTTTGCGAAAAGTTGATAGTGGACCTATAACAGCTACAAATAAACTTTATACTACTCCTGGTGATTATTTATATACATATAGTATAGCTATAATAGATAGCAGCACTAGTCATTACCTTCTTAATAAAGACGTTAACTTTCTACGAGAAGCCTACCCTGTAAATACTAGCGCTAAATATGGTCGTCCTAAATTTTATGCGTATCACACACTTTCGGGGTCTAATGTTAACCTAATGTTTGCCCCCACACCTGACCAAAATTATGAAATAGAACATGTATACGGACATTATCCTACCTCTATAGTTACTGCTGGAGGTACATATTTAGGAGACCACTTTGATTCCGCTTTGTTGAATGGAGCGTTAATAGAAGCTATTCGTTTTCAAAAAGGCGAGCCTGACGTTATAGCGAACTATGAAAAGCTATATTTACAGTCTATGACACTGTTGAAAAACTTCGGGGATGGTAAGTTGCGTCAAGATTATTATAGATCTGGTGAGAACAGGCAGGATGTAAGTTGAGGTAGCAATGGCATTTACTGGTAATTATTTATGTACATCTTTTAAAGTTGCGTTACTAAATGGAGAGATGGATTTTAGCAGTGACACGTCACAAACATTTAAGATAGCTTTGTTTTCGTCTGACGCTACTTTAGACGCTTCCACCACAGCCTATTCAACAACAAATGAGGTGTCAGGCACAGGGTATACAGCGGGTGGAGAGACGCTAACCATATCAACTAACCCCACTAATACTAGCACTGGGACAACAGCATACTTAGGATTCTCAGATGTAACTTGGACAAGTTCTACCCTAACGGCTCGTGGGGCTTTAATATACAAATACGATAATTCTACAAACCCGTCTGTGGCTGTACTGGATTTTGGAGCGGACAAATCTTCTAGTGCCAGCACATTTAAAGTTGAATTTCCTACAGCGTCTGATACAAATGCTATTATACGTATAGCAGGAGGTCAGACATCTGGTTCAGGTTACATGACATAGAAAGGTAATACATGCCCAGTACTTTTGTAAATGATCTACGATTAGAAGAAATAGCCACAGGTGAAAAGACAGGCACGTGGGGGACTACCACAAATACTAATTTAGAGTTAATAGCTGAAGCTTTTAGTTATGGGTCGGAGGCTATAGCTAATGCTTCCACGCATACCATAACAGTGGCTGATGGCACTAGCGACGAAGCACGGTCTTTGTATTTAAAATGCACAGGTGGTGGTCAGGCGTGTACTGTAACTTTAGCCCCTAACACGTTGTCAAAAGTATGGTTAGTAGAGAATGCTACAAGCGCTACCCTAACGTTTAGCCAGGGATCAGGAGCAAACGTAGCAGTTCTTGCAGGGGAAGTAAAAGCAATAGCCACAGATGGAGGGGGATCAGGTGCTATTGTATATGACTTATTCACAGACGTAAATCTTGCAGGTACGACCAAAGTAGTAAATTTAGTGGCTTCTGGTAATGTAACTATCGGTAGCGCAGATATATCTGAAGCAGAACTAGAGATACTAGACGGAGCCAATGTAACCACAACAGAACTAAATATTTTAGACGGAGACACCTCTGCCACATCTACTACAGTTGCAGATGCGGACAGAGTTGTGCTTAACGATAATGGCACTATGAAACAAGTTGCTGTAACAGATTTGTCCGCTTATTTTGATGATGAAATAACAGCAATGCCAAACCTTGTTACAACTGCAGCTACGACAGTTGGTGCATTGGACAGTGGTAGTATTACTTCTGGTTTTGGCACGATAGATACGGGTTCCTCTACAATAACAACTACGGGTCTAATCACAGGTGGATCACTTGATATAGATGACGTTATCATAAATGGTTCTAATATTGGTCATACCAACGATACAGATTTAATCACAGTAGCTAACGGTCTTGTCACAGTGGCAGGAGAAATATCCGTAACTACATTGGACATAGGTGGCACAAATGTTACATCCACTGCAGCAGAACTAAACATCCTTGACGGTGTAACCTCTACGGCAACCGAACTTAACATCATGGATGGTGACACATCTGCCACATCAACAACATTAGCAGATGCAGACAGAGTTGTGGTGAACGATGCAGGGACTATGAAGCAAGTTGCTCTGACTGATTTTGAAACATACTTTGAGTCAGCACTAGACACACTATCTAATGTTACA